GAAAGCACAACTGTCTGATTGTGTTATTGCATTAGAACGTAACCAACAAGCAGAGAATCCAGAAGAAGCTAACACAACTAAAGTAAGAGTGTTAAAATCTAGGTACACAGGTGACACTGGACTTGCTTGTTCTCTCAGGTATAATCCTGACACCGGTAGACTCTTTGAAGTCTCCGAGGAGCAGACATTCGATAATGAATTTGATTTTTGATATTGAAGCTGATGGACTTACCCCTACTAAAATATGGTGCATAGTTGCCAAAGAACTAGACGGACCAGTATATACCTTTGACCCTACTCAGATAGAAGAAGGTATAAAGTTTTTACAATCAGCTAAAACTCTTATAGGACATAACATCATTGGTTATGATATTCCTGTTTTAGAAAAACTACACAAAGCATCCTTTCTTGATAACAAGTTAGAGGATACCTTAGTCATGTCTAGATTATTTAACCCAGTCAGAGAGAACGGACACAGTTTAAAAACATGGGGCTTTAGAGTTAAGTTACCTAAACAAGAACAACCAGAAGACTTTGAAGAATATACACCTGAAATGCTTGAATACTGCATACAGGATGTAAGGCTAAATGAAGTCGTTTACAAACATCTAATAGAAGAAAGCTCTGGCTTCTCTAAACAAAGCATAGACTTAGAACACAAGGTCGCTAAGATTATGAAAGAACAAGAGACCAATGGATTTTTGTTTGATGAGAAAAGAGCTATGACTTTACTAGCACAACTCAAAACAAGGATGACAGAAGTAGAGGATGAAGTACAAGAAACTTTTAAACCTAAATGGGTAGCTGACAAGGTAGTAAATCCTTACATTAAAAAGGATGGTACGCTATCTATGCGAGGACTTACTGAAGAAGAATATAAAAAATGTTTAGATACAAATAACTTTGAACCATTTACTCGTAAAAAATTAGTAGAGTTTAATTTAGGTTCTCGTAAACAAATAGGAGAATACTTGATTGACTTTGGTTGGAAGCCAAAACGATTTACCCCTACTGGTCAACCAATAGTAGATGAAGGTACATTAAAAAAGATTGACCACATACCAGAAGCCAGACTGATAGCTGAGTTCTTACTGTTACAAAAAAGAATAGCACAGATATCATCGTGGATGGATGAACTAATTGGTGAACGAGTACATGGTAGAGTTATACCTAACGGTACTATTACAGGTAGAATGACACACAGAAATCCTAATATGGCTCAGGTACCTAGTGTTGTAAACCCTTATGGTAAAGAGTGTCGTGCTTGTTGGATAGTCCCGGAAGGTTATAAACTATTAGGTGTTGATGCTAGTGGGTTAGAATTAAGAATGTTAGCCCATTACATGAACGATAAAGATTATATTGACGAGATTTTACATGGAGACATACATACAACTAATCAAAAACTTGCAGGACTTGAATCAAGAAATCAAGCAAAAACTTTTATCTATGCCCTTATATACGGAGCAGGAGATGAAAAGATTGGAAGTGTGGTTGGAGCTAACAGAAAAGCAGGTAAAGAACTTAGAAACCGTTTTCTCACCAACCTCCCTGCACTTGAAAACCTTACGGGAAGAGTTCGAGATGCTTCAAGAAAAGGATATTTAAAAAGTCTTGATGGTCGTAAGATATTTGTACGACATGAACATGCTGCTTTGAATACTTTGTTACAAGGCGGTGGTGCTATCGTAATGAAACAAGCTATGTGCAACTTACATGATGCCATTAAATTAAACTTGTTTGATGCTAAGTTTGTTGCTAACATACATGATGAATGGCAGATACAAGTTAAAGATACGATAGCTACTTTCGTAGGAATCAAAGGTGTCGAAGCAATAGAACAGGCAGGACAACAATTACATATGCGATGTCCCTTAACAGGGGAATATAAAATCGGGGAGGATTGGAGTGAAACCCACTAAGAAAGACAGAAAGAAGTTTGATATAGATTTAGAGTATGGAACTATTAGAGAAGATAAGATTGCTGATTTGTTTGTTAACAAAAAGATTGAAGTAAAGTCTGAGAGAGACATCTGGCAATCAACCGGTAACATAGCAATAGAGTATGAATCTTATAGTAAACCATCAGGCATAAAAGCAACTGAATCTGATTATTGGTTTCATAATCTATGTATAGGAGATGAAGAATATTGTACGTTAGTTTTTAAAACAGAAGTGCTGAGAAAGATTGTAGAACAGCTTGATACATTTAAAACAGTTAGTGGCGGTGACCATAATGCTAGTAGAATGTTTCTTGTTAACTTACAGAAACTATTTTCTAGTGATGTTATAAAAGCGTTTAAAGAGTTAGATAATGCCGAGAAAAAAGAAAAGAAAACTTGAAACAGTAGTAGAAGATATCTATGAAGTAGTAGGTCGTTTAGGACAGGGCGAAGCTATTGATGTGAAAGAAGAACACATAGATGCTTATGGCGAGTTTATGAAACAAGCCTTAAAAGACTGGCTTACCCCTAGAGCTAATCAGCAACCTATGTTACGTATGTCTAATATTGGAAAGCCTATGCGACAATTATGGTATGACATGAACTCAGAACGAAAGTCTACTGGTATCAATGCTCCTACTATGATTAAGTTTTTATACGGTCACATACTTGAAAGGGTTGTGTTGTTCTTAACAGAACTTGCCGGACACTCAGTTACTGATGAACAAAAAGAAATAAAGATAAACGGTATCTTAGGTCACATGGATTGTAAGATAGATGGTGAGGTCATTGATATCAAATCTGCATCTAATTTTGCTTTTCAAAAGTTTAAAAATGGTACTCTAGCAGAGAATGATATATTTGGGTATATGGCTCAACTGTCTGGTTATGAGACTGCAGAGGGTACAGATAAAGGAGGATTCCTTGCAATCAATAAAGAAACAGGAGAACTTGCACTTTATTGTCCAGAAGAGCTTGACAAAATAAATATAGATGATAGAATTAATAAGGTTCGGAAATCAATATCTTCGAAGACTCCTCCAGAATTATGTTACAGACCTATCCCTGAAGGTAGCTCAGGTAACTTTAAATTAGCGAGAGAGTGTACTTACTGTCCACATAAGTTTGAATGTCATAAAGATACCAACGATGGTAAGGGATTAAGAGTATTCCAATATGCAAAAGGTTTAATGTATTTGACTCGTGTTGCCAAAGAACCCAAAGTAGAAGAAATTACTAGTAAGTTTGCAAATGGTTGAAGACGTAGTTAATAAACCTAAACATTACAATCAAGGCGATATAGAGTGCATAGACGCTATTGAAGCTATGCTGACTCACGAAGAATTTGTAGGTTATTTACGTGGGAACTCGTTAAAATATAGATGGAGATTTCGTTACAAGAATGGTATAGAAGACTTACGTAAAGCTGAGTGGTACGAAAAAAAATTATTAAAAGTATTAGAGGACAAAGATGGTTGAAGACAAGGTAGGAGAAAAACCTTATTTAGGAATAATAATAAATTATGATAAAGACAAAAAGCTTGATAAGTTTAGTAAAGATACCATCAAAGATAGATATTTATGGGATACAGAGACTAGTCCTCAGGAAGCATTTGCTAGAGCTGCTGTTTATGTAAGCACATATAAAGATGAAACAGATTATGAAATGGCTCAAAGAATATATGACTATTCGTCTAATCATTGGTTTATGTTTAGTACACCTATTCTTTCTAACGGTGGCACTACTAGAGGTTTACCTATTAGCTGCTTCTTAAATCATGTGCCTGATAGTAGGCATGGTTTATCAGCTCACTACGATGAAAACATTTGGTTAGCTAGTTCCGGTGGCGGTATTGGTGGCTACTGGGGAGAGGTAAGAAGTGATGGTGTTTCTACTTCTAATGGTAGTAAGTCAACTGGGTCTATACCTTTTATGCATGTTGTTGACTCTCAGATGTTAGCGTTCAATCAAGGCACAACAAGACGTGGTAGCTATGCAGCTTATCTAGATATATCGCATCCAGAAGTAGAAGAGTTTATGATAATGCGAAAAGAATCTGGTGGTGATATAAATAGAAAGTGTTTAAACTTACATCATGGTATTAACATAACAAATGCATTTTTAGATGCTATTCGTAATGACGATGACTGGCGATTAATTGACCCTAAATCTGGTGATGCTGTTAAGATAGTCAAAGCTAGAGAGTTATGGTCTAAGATATTAGAGACTCGTGCAGAAACTGGTGAGCCTTATTTAGTTAATATAGATACTTGTAATGATGCTTTACCTAAAGAACAAAGAGAGTTAGGATTAGAAGTTAAACAAAGTAACTTGTGTTCTGAAATAACACTAGCTACTAACGAAGAAAGAACTGCTGTATGCTGTTTGTCAAGTGTAAACCTTGAGTACTATGACGAGTGGTCCAAAGATAATCTGTTCATAGAAGACTTAATTACTATGCTTGACAATGTTTTACAGCATTTCATTGACAATGCAGTGGATACTGTACAACTTGGAGAATACAATGCAAACTTTAAAAGGTTTAAAAATTATATCAGAGAAGGTCAAGAAGGTTTCACTAAGGCAGCTTACTCAGCCTATCGTGAAAGGTCTATCGGACTTGGTGCAATGGGGTTCCATGCTTATCTCCAAAGTAAAAACATTCCCTTTGAAGGTCTATTCGCTACTAGTTTCAATTACAAAGCGTTTAAGCACATTAAAAAATCTGCGGTGGAAGCATCTAAAAGACTCGCTGATAGTAGGGGTGAAGCTCCTGACGTTTCTAACTCTGGTCTTAGG